CGCATCGTACAAACACGGAGTAAATAGCTTTGGAGAGCAATAAGATCCTGTCTATGGAGTCACGGGCCCCCGCGCTGAAAGTGCGGGACTGGGTACGTGGTGAGCCCCTTGCGAGCTTCCAGCCGGGCAAATTGTACATTCTTGAATTTTGTGGAACCGCTTGTAGACCTTGTGTGGAGGCGATGCGCGACCTGATAGAGCTGCAGGAGGCTTATAAGGACCGCGGAGTTGAGGTCGTCGCAGTCGCGGCACACGAAGGCGCTGCGTCCGCCGATGAGGCCCGCAGCAAGCTTGAAGCGTGGTTGGCTAAGTTCCCGACGTTGAACTTTCCAGTCGGGTTCGACGACACAGGCGCAATGGACACGCTTTGGATGGAGCCAAGTTTTTCTATCGTGATTCCGAGGGTGTTCGTGATCGACCGAGACGGCTCCATCGCCTTTATCGGCCATCCGGACGAATTGCACGACGTCCTTCCGCAATTGCTGGACGGCACCTGGCGCACCAGCGCTCAAGCGGAAGCCGCCGAAAGCGAGCGGATCGCCAAAGATGAACCAAAAGCGCGCAAACATGAGTTGAACAAGCCGATCAGAGACAAATTCTATGCGGCGTGGCAGATAGGGGATTGGAAAACGGCGCTTGCGGCGGTCGAAGAGGGCATCGCCCTCGATCCGAACGACCCCGACTGGCGGGAGTCTCATGTCGTTCTGCTTCATCATGGAATGCGCGACATAGAATCTTGCTTGGCTGTGCTATGGCAATTCGTTCGCGAAGCCATCGACAGAGGCGACGAATATTGGCTGCGAGCGGCGATGAAACAAGCCTCCGATCCGGAGACTGGTTGTGCGAACCTTCCCTCTGCCGAGCGTTTCGCGATGGGCAAGGAACTATCAGAACGCATCCTGGCCCTTGATCTCGCGCAATGCAATCTCCCCGCGTCCCTGCTTTTTCCGGAGGTGGCTCGCTACTACTATGCAATCGGCAACAAGGACCGCGCCGTCGAGTTGATCGAACTTGCGTTGAAGTCGCTGGACGGGCATGGTGCCAAAGAACGCCTTCAACTAGATCTGCTGCAGACCCTGGCCAACTACAAGGGCGAGACAGTTTGTTACGGCGATGTTTGTGTGGTTCCGCGGACCAGTGCCACGCCGAAGGCGGAGCAGGAGAACCCGGCTGAAAGGGGAGCTCTTGAATGACTTCTATTCCATTTGCACCAAGCTCGGCGTCTTCTCCTAACGGAGGCGCTATAGCGTTTCCCTGTCTGAGTCCGCGCCCGGGGAGCGGAACAAAAGTCGGCCGCACCACTTTCTGTGGCGCCGAGCAATTCGGCATCAGGTCCCCCAACCTGTTCGTAGTGCCCGCGCAGGTCACCCGGCACGGGCGTTCTTATTATAGGAATGACCTAGGAACAGCGCATTCAGTTACCGTTTTTGTCCCCTTTTTTGTGCCCGACGTCGCGGCTATCTGCATAAGCCTTGCCACCGTCCTCAAAGACTGTGATTGCCATCAGCGGCGTTGCAACCAAGTATGCCAGCCCAAGAAGCGATACAGCGATAAGCCGTTTCATTGCTTTACCCTCACATAAGCAGTTGACAAAGGTGCGACCTTCGGCCGGCTGGATCACCCGCCGAGCGACATTCGTCGCCTCGATTGTGAAATCGGCACCAGGTTGCGCCACTAGAATACGGCAGAGAGAAAGGCCGGCAATATAGAGCACGATATATGTGACTGACCACCCAGATTGCTCAGGCGAGTGCCGTTGCCGGTGTGGGAAGCTCACGCCGGGTGAGTGGGAAAAAAGAGGCTTTTGGCGGTGGCTGGCTGAGGACATGGCGGCGGAGCGAGACTCCCCTTGCCCAGCAGCCGCTACCGGAGCCGGCCTGTAGTTCGTCAATCTTGAAGACGGGCATTGTTCTGGAACATTCCAGCGAAGACGCCGTTTAAAGATCGTTCCTGTTCAGTAGGTTATTTCCTCTGGAATTGTCGACTGAGTGGATACGCGAGTCGACCAACTGCAGCGCTCCTTTTGAGTTGTTCTAGGAGCGCTGCCTTTCCAGCAGGCCAAATATGGATCCTTAGGCGGGCTCATCAATGGCAAAGGTCTTAGGCTTGCCGCCGAGCGAAACCCTTTGAATAATCCGGAGTTGTCAGCCCGAGCGGCACTCGTCAGCCGCCCGGGTGAGTGATGTCCTCAGAGCTGCATAGTCCCTTCAACGCAGCTCTGAGGGCCACCGCCTGTGAGCTAGGAACGGATAATGCAGGACCGAGAAAATAACGAGCTACCGGAACAAAGCGCCTTGACCGACGAGAATACCGTATCAGCCCAAGAGATAACTGTTGCGACGCGTCGGAAGTCTGTGGGCATTAACTGCGGAGCCGATCCCGGTCGCCTGGAGGCTGCGGTATATCTTGGCAGAAGATGGTTGTCACTTCGCTAAAAACCTACGGCATCAGCGGCAGGGAAGTCAGCGCCGCATGTGCGCCGTCACGTTGATCGGCGCTTGCCGGCGCGCTCTCGGGCCGGTGACGAACGTCTAGAGAGCTTCTGCGGTCACAGATGGCTATAACCGAAAAAGCCCCTCCCGCCGGTCTGGCAAGAGAGGCTTTTGCCCGAGCGTTCGAGTTCACAGGCAGGAGTATATCTGGCGTTGGGAGGAGCGCAATGCAAGCACCGCGTACAGAAATGTTCCACTTTTTTATTTACGGGGATTCAGCGCTCTCCGGAACTCCCGTTCATTGCCGCCAGCCTGGCGATCTCACGCTCCAGCCGCTGCTGGTTCTCCTTCAGGTCCAATATGATGTCTCTCTGGGAATAGACACTTCCCTGCGCCAGCTTCACCTCGTCTATCTGGCGCTGGTGATCGGCGAAGCGCTGATCGTAGCCCTGCCATACACGGTCAAGCTCGGCGCGCGGGACTTGCGCGTCTCGCAAATCCTTCAATGATGCTTCCTGCTGCAGCCTGTCCTCAGCACCGCGTGCCGATCGCCACTCCATTTCCTTCTGCGTCACCATGTTCTCGCTTATCTTGGTAACGGCGGCCTGGCTTGTCTCGGCTAACCGCACGATGGACCCCTCTAGTCGAACCGTATTGTCCTTGATCGGCTGCAAGGCCATGAAGCCAAGCCCCGTCAGGATGGCAACGCCGACGCTTAGAGCTGCCCAGATGGCCGGCCACTGCGTCTTCGAGTTGCTGCGGAGCTCATTGGACAGCGCCGCCAGGTTCGCATTGACGCCCTGGAACCCGGTGTTCATGTTCGAGCGCAGGTCTATGATATCCTTGCCCTGGTTCTCTACCCTCTCGGATAATCGAGCCCAGTTGGCCATTGGATCGAACGAGCTGTTGCCGTTTCCGTTCATATCTTCATCCGCCATTATGCCCCGGCCGCCTCTGTCTTATTCCCGAATACGGTGCATTAACGTTCTGAGAACCAACCGGCTGTTAGCGTATGCCCAGCCTGTGCGATCCCCTGTGTCGCGCGGCTAGGCCGGACTTTCCCGTTGCAACAGGATCGTCCGGCCGCCCCGTTCATTCCCGGATCGGCTTTCGAGCCACGAACCTGCCATAGATGGCAAAGAGGCCACCTAGAGCCGCGCCTGCGGCTGCGAGCGCTGCGGCAATATTGGCCTGCTCTTCCGCGCTGATCGTCACGGTTTCGCCGATCACGCAAGACAATAAGGGTGCGGCAAGAGGCGCGGCAATTGCGACGATCGAACCCCAGACGACTCGCGACTGCCACCACGGCTCATTATTCGTGGCCATGATGATCTCCGGCGCGATCTTCGACGTGACTGCGTTGATGATCGGGCCGGCGGCAGCGGCGTCCGCCGGGACAGCCGGATTGGCGACCGTGGTGATTACGGCCGCGGCGATCTTGTTCTCGAGCTTTTTCTGTGCGTTGTTCATAGCGCCCCTCCTTATTCTGGGGCCTTGGCTTCGCGCAGAGCGAGCGTGATCGCCGCATAGGCTTCGGCAGCCTTCACGAGCGCGGTTGCGGCGGTGATGCTGCTGGGGCTCCTGCAGACGACGTCGAGCGCCGACCAGGCAGCAGCCTCGCGGGCAATCGTGCGGGGCTTGATGTTGCCGGCGCTGGCGACGACCAGAAATGCCGAGTGGGCCGTGGCAGCTGCCGAGCAGATCTGCGGCAGGTTTTTCTGAATGGCCGAATCAATCGAGCCGGTCGTGGTGCAGGAGGCGAGCGAAAGCGCCGCCACCGATGCGATGATCAGTGAACGCATGATGAGTTCCTTCGAGGTTGGGAGGGTTAGAGCTTGGATTTCGCTCCGGCGCGCAGCTTGTCGCCGCAGGCCTTCGCGCCTTTCACGGATGGATCGAACGCGAGTCGCGTGAAATCCCATTTTCCGCGTTGCTGAATGCCCAGGTTGTTCTGCACCTCGGCATGAGAGAGGACGGCCTTGTCAGTGACCGGGATGGAGTAGCGCCGGCAGAGGACCGCGACGACGGATGTCAGAGCCTCCCACTGCTCGCGAGTCATTGGATATTTGCCGGGATCGAACGGCGCCTCATTCGCCCCGCCCATGCAGCAGAGCGAAATCCCGATCGAGCCAGAGTTTGCACTGAGGGTATGAGCGGCATAGCCCTTCTTCGCCGGCGCCTGGTTGAGCTCGATCGACGGAATGCCGCGGATCAGCTTGCCGTCATCCTCGATGAGAATGTGATAGTGGCTCCGGTCGAAATCGCTGGCCTTGTGGGCGCCTGCCGTCCAATGGCAGATCACCCGCTCCATGTTGGCATTGGGCATCCAGTCGGAAGGGACAACGCCACCCACCCCGAGGCTCGCGCGAGCGGCCGTGACGGTCGAAGCACTCGTTCCGGAGGGGAATAGAGGTTCAGACAGCGCCCGAAGCTTCTCGATCTCGTCGAGCGCCGCATTCACGGCCTCGATCGTCTCGCCGCCGGGATCTCCATCGGCGCCATATTTTGGGAGCGGGAAGCCGAGCGCGATTAAGCGCCGCTGCAGAACCTGCACGGTCGTATTCATCGGTCGATTTTCCTTCGGAGAGTTTAGAGGGCGCTGGCGGCCGTCCACATCGCGTCGATCTGCTCGTCAGAGAGGCCGAGCGCAGCGCCCACAGAGGCGATAAGCGGATGCATGCGGTCGAAGGTGGTGGCGTATTCCCATTCGATCTTGGCCTCCTCCTTGGCGGCGCCTTCCGGTATCGCCTCGATCGCGCTGGTGACCTGCGCCAGCGTGAAACCACCCCTGACCAGACCGATGCGGAACTGACGTGCGGTCAGGATCGGCATGTTCGCCCGGACCTCTTCCTGCGTCGGGGGCGTGTATGGCGCGACCGGGCCTGCGTTGGCCTCGGCGAAGAGCTGCCGGCAATGCTCCTCAATATCGGTTTCTCTTGCCGTGAAGGGTACCCATCCAAAAGACGGATGATTGACCTCCATGTTGATCGCCGAATTGTCCGGCCGGCTGTAGAAGGGGTTTCTAAATTCCATCACGAAATCCTCAAGAAGAGACTGAGCGAGCCACCAGCAGTCGAGCCGGCGCCGATGTTGCCCATGCATCGCCACGTGCCGGAAAGAGCCGCGCCGCCGCCACTGGATGAGCTTGCCGACTCAAGGTCGGTGCCGGGCACGGTTTGCCCGAGGGTATAACCTGTCGTGTTGTTGACGCGCTGACACCAGGCGTAAGACCCGACGGCGCCGGCCGCGATGGAAGCGACACCGCCGCCCCAATCAACATCATGCGCGTGGGTGTCGGCGCCGACGGAGTTGGTGGACGTTGCCGTGAGGGTCGAGGGCGTTCCTATCGCGAGGGTGCGGTCCGCCGAAATGGGGCCGCCGCCGGTCAGGCCGTTGCCGGCGATGATGTCCACGGCTGTGGAAGCGGCGGTGTATCCGTAGACGCTGTTCAGATCAGCAGAGGTCAGGTTTCCGGTGTGAAAGACGGTGTACTCGACGCCAGCCACCTGAAATTCCAGGCTGTCGACGCCACCAGAGTTTTTCAGCGTCAGCGCAGTGTCGCCGCCGGTGGCGATATCGTTGTAAAGGCGCAGCCCTTGATTGACTCCCGTCCCGTCCGTTGACTGGATGTAGGCCTGACGAACGCCGCCTGCATAGAAAGAGATGTAGGGGTCATTGCCGGCGGTCGGGGCGTTGAGCCTGATCGCTTCCCCGGTCGAGCCGAGGAACAGCTGGTTCATGTAGCCGATCTTGGTGTCGAGCTCGAAGCGAAGCACCTCGGCATAGGTCGCTCCGTCCGATGAGCCATCGATGTAGAGATTGTTGGCGTCAAGGCGGAGGCGACCGTCATAAGCGGAGGCGGTCGTGTCCTGAAGCCGTATGATTGGTGCCGAGTTGGCAACCGTAAAAAGCCCCGACATCGTGAAATCGGTGACGCCGGAGGTATAAGCGCCGGTCAAGCGAGCACTGGGAAGCGTGCCGGCGGTTAGATTCGAGGCGCTATCCGCTCCAAGAGCAGTTCTCGCCGCCGCCGCTGTCGTCGATCCAGTGCCACCATTGGCGACCGACAAGGCAGTGCCTGACCAGTTCGCGTTGTTGATCGTGCTGGCTGTCGCCAGGCTGCCTAGCCCGAGCGTGGCGCGAGCTGCAGCAGCATCGATATCATCCAGCAGCGTCTTGACGTAGGTCGAAACGCCGAGCGTTGTGAGCGCTGTTGATGCGTCTGCGTCGTCGACCAGAGTGCGGCCGAACGCGGTAAGGTCTGAAAGCGCCCAAGTTCCCGAGCCGGTCGCATAGGGGAGCTTGTTCGCCGCGCTGACCAGAGCCGCAATAGCCGTGAGATCCGTATCAAACGCCTGCACGTTGGTCCCGATGGTCAAGCCGAGCGTCGCGCGCGCTGAAGCGGCGTCGGCGTCGTCAAGCACTGTCTGGACGAACGCGCTTACTCCGAGCGTGGTCAGAGCGGCCCCCGCGGTCGCATCATCGAGGATCGTGCGCGCGAACGGCGTCAGCGCCGTCGTCGCGTAAACGTCCGATGCGGTCGTGTAAATCATCCTGTCGGCCGACGTCGTCAGCCCGGAGATCGACTGCAAGCCCGCGTCGTAAGCCTGCACGTTTGTACCGATCGCCAGCCCGAGGTTCGTGCGTGCACCGCTCGCGGTGGTGGAACCGGTACCGCCCGCGGTGACCGGGCGAGCATCGTTCGCGTCCGCGGCCAGATCATCGACGAACGCATTATAGGGCACGCTTTGAATGGTCGTGTTGGACACGCCTTTCGTGCCGGCTGGGGGGGAATAGACTCCGCCAGTACGGGGCATTTGGGTTTCCTTTCTGAATGAGAAAAGGGCCCCTCAAAAGAGAAGCCCTTCTGCGCTCGAGAACGCCGCGAAGCGACCGGATAATCCTTAAGGGACTGCATCCGGGGACACGGATATCTAGACTCGACTCTCGTGAGGTTTGATACCATTCTCCCGCAAAACGGGAGAAGAGCATGACCGACGACGAAATACGGGAGAGCGTAGGCCTTCTGCAATCTCACAATCTGGCGCTAACCGCTCTTGTCGTCCACCTATTGGTGCTGTTACGGCGGAAAGGGCACTTCAGCCGAGAAGAGCAGAACGAAGCCTTCGACAACGCGCTCCTAGAGATCGAACAAATTCAAGCGAAGGCGGAAGAAAGCGAGAAGTGGATTTTCGAGATGGCCCGTGATCGGATTGAGAATCTTCTTCCCAAAGCCCAGAAGCCAGGCAATCAACCAACCGGTTAAAGACTTCCGCCGTCAAAGTATCCATCTTCATTTCCTCAAATTCTTGTGTATGTTGTGGCAATGAACGCGCGCCCTACCATCGAGCACGACCCAAACGAACCGAAGATAGATCGACGGCCGGAAAGCTTCTGGGGCCTATTCGTCATCTTGCTACTGATCTGGATTGGAACGCTCTATCTCTTTCCGGTTGACTGGCGATCGGTTGGCATGGGTGCCATTACCGGCGGATTTTTTGTTCTTTGGGCGTCCGTCCGCTTTAAACACCTATGGTGAAATCCGGGCGACACCCGCATTCGTTCCCTGCAGAATGCTTGACACGATGAGCGCACGTAACTGATCGCGGCTCATTTGCTGTCCCCGAACTCGGTTAAGTGTGGCTAGCGCCTGGTTCGCATCTGTTTCGACCAGTGAGCGTCCCACTCGCTCGACAACACGAGGCGGCAACCCTTTACCGGCATTGAAAGCTTGGCGAGCGCCTGTCAGCGCAGCCTGTTTCCAATTCCCCGTCAAAAGGTTTGTGAGGACAGCCGGGTCGAAGTTTGCCATGTCGTCGATATCGCCGAGATTGTCAGCAGTTCGGCTGTTGCCAAGGGCGGCATTCGACGTCTCGAACATTCGGTTCTCGCGACCGATGCGATTGCCGAGCTGCTCAGCGCGGCCTGGAGCGGCGAACGCCTGAAACTCCTGTTCATACTTCGGTGTGGTCAATCCACGGGCCCGATTGGTAGCCGGCCCCATCGGGAGGCTTTCAATGTCTGCGATGATCGGATCAACATATCCGGACCGGAAAGCCTGCTGCTGATCGGGCGTCATCGCATTGAACTGCTGGATGCTGTCCTCTGCTCTGACGCGACCGGACTTGGCAGCTTGCCCTTCAGCAACGCTATCGATCACGCGGCTGCGCGAGGCGAACGTGTCGTTCGCATTCCGAAAAGCCGGCGAAGCGTCCTCAAGCGCTCTATCGACTTCCCGCTTCACCTGCGTCAGGTAGTGGGCGCGGTTTCCCGCCCCTTGGGCCTCAGCCCTGGCAATCATGTCGTCGAGATCCAATTTCGCCCGGAACAGCGTGTTAAAGTCCGTCACCTGCGAATTGCCGTCCGACATCATTCTTCGGACCCGTGCAAGAGAACCCTCGATCGTGTCATAGCCGATATTGTCTCTAGGGCTGACGACCTGGTTCGCGCCTGGAGATAGCGTTTCGTCAATCCGCTCGAGAACCGGAGTGACGTTTACCGCGCCGGCCTCACGGCGCGCCACTGTATACAGAGCATCAGCCTCGACGTCCCGTGCCTGTGTCAATCCGCGCGTCACTCGGTCTGACGTCTGGGGTGCGTCGAAGCCCTCGGCAAGGGCATTTGCCAAGCGCTGCGGCTGTCCCATCTGCCGGCGAATCAGAAAATCCGCCACCTCCTGGCGAGCATCGTTCGGCGTCCGGGTGACCGGCACGAGCGCCCGCTGCCCGGCATTTCCCATTGCATCGGCCAGCGTGTACATCGACTGCCCATCGTCGGCCGCCGAGCGCATGATATCTGCGATCTGCTCGGGCGTTTTGCCAGACCGTTGCAAATAGGTACGGAGGGCTTTGTCCGTATATGCGGCGGGGCGGAAAGGCGCAATTAGCGGGGCGGTTGCTCCTTTGACCGCTCCTGCGACCGCGGTTGTTACACTTGGAAGTGCTCCACCAGCACCAAAACCGATGGCCGCACCGGTAGTAGCTCCGCGGAAACGGTCCTCAACGCCCTGCCCGCTACCGAAGCCCTGCGCACCTCCGAGGAGAGCTCCCTCCATAGCGGACGCTTTGGTGACGCCCGCGAGACCCTTACCGGCCTTAATTGCGTTTGTCGTCGCCGACAAGCCGTTCCGCGCCAGGCCAACCCCGCCGCCGACCGCACCGAGAATTTGACCTGTGAGACGCTCAGCCATTCGCTTCTTGCCATCGAGCTCGTCCGTCCCGCGCTGCGCATTCAGATTTCGGTCGTACCGCTCGGCAAGCGAGCCGCCGTTTTGGCCAGTTCCGAATAGTGGATTGAAAAGCGCATCCCCGCCGGCGGCAATTTCATCAGCCAGGCCGAACGACATTGTGTCCGCAGCGCCTCGCATGAACGTATCAGCACGCCCAAGCCAGTTATCGCGAGCATCCGCCTGTTGCGGCTCCGGCGGCTGCTGTGTTTGCGGCAAAGTGGAGGGTGTCTCCGGTGACGCCGCACGCATGCGCGAAATCTCAGCGGCGAGCGCACGTGCCGCGTCGACGTCGCCGGCCCGATCGGCATTGATCAAAGCATTGGAAAGTTGATCGAGAGTGGCCATCAGGGCGCTCCGTACTTCTTCAGGAGATCATCAATGTTCTGACCAGTCGCGGGCGCCCGATCAGGCTTGTAGTAGGTGCCGCCGCGCAAATCGGATGCCCGATCATTGTTGAACTGCAGCCGCTTTTCGGCTAGCGCCCGAGCTCGGGAAAACACCTGCTTGCGTACCTCTCGAGGCATGGTCGACGAGCCTTGCAGTTCGAGGAGGATGTTTCGTTCGCCTTCCGTCGGGTTGCCGCCGAAAATGGTCTTGAGCTGGGTGATTGCCTGGCCAATGATGGCGTTGTCCATGTCAGTCGTGGCCTGGGAGCTTTGCGGGCTCGAAACGATGTCCGGCACCATCCAGTCGGGCAGATTGTTCCCGACCGATGCCCGCGCGCCCGCAAACCAGCCGCTATTCGCTTTGTCGGAAAGCCCTTCTGCTTGCGACAGGGCATCGAGGGCGCTCTGGTTTGCCGCGACCATCTCGTCGGCTTCGAGAATTGCCTTCTTGTCAGTCGCCGTAAGAGTCTGGGAGTCTTCACGCGGGAATTTCCCGGTTAGCACGAACGAGTCATAGCGCGGGTCCTCCGGAGATAACCCCAGCTCTGCTGCGGCAGCCTTACGAGCATCAATCTCGTTACCAACATTGATCGTCTGGCCGGCGCCGCCGACAGCGTCAAGCTTGCCGCCTCGGGAAACTTGGTAGAGACGCTGATCATTGTCGGGAATGCCGTATTGCTTGCGCTCTTCCGGCGTGAGTGTCCGATATTCCGGCTTGCCCATCTGATCCAGTTCGGCCTGGGTCTTTTTCAGCCCGAGCTGGTAGGACGGATCGCTGCGCTTCTGCTCGGTCTCATACTGCTGGCGCTGCATCCAAACCTGCTGCTCGCGTTGTGCGCCTGCCTGCTGCGCTTGCTGCTCGAGCATCATTTTCGCCATGGCTTTGTCTTCCGGGGTCAAGAATGGATGCGTGAGGATCTGGTAGAGAAGCGCCTGATCGGGTCCGCTCTGCTGCTGCGGCTGCGCTTGGGCGATCTGCTGCCCTGGCTGCTGACCCATCGGAGGTGCTGTCGGCGGGACTGCCGGCGCGGCGACTTCGACCGGGGGAGCGAGCGGAGGGGCCTGCGGAGCACTGCCGCCGACATTCTGGCCAGGGAACCGGGCTGCATATTCCGGCGTCTGTTTGAACTCGGCAACCTCATCGGACAGTGACGGCATCGGAGGGCCTTGCATGGGGGCTGCCTGCGGGCCGGGCGGCATTCCAATCGACGGGTCAAGGCTGGCGACATGCTGCGGCTGCCCTTGACCTTGGAAGTTCGGCAGGAAGGCGTTTGCATAACCAAGACGGTTCGCGGCCTCTCCGCCAGGCTGATTATAGCCTGCGAACTTCCAAGCGTTGTTCATGATCTGCTGTGCTTCTTCCGTGCTCTTGGCGTTGTTCAGGGCCGTGACGAGGTTCGGATCCTCCTGAAGCAGGAATTCCGCTTGCGTCTGCGGAGAACCGTTGCCTTGCTCACCTTTCTTAGCGGCAAAGGCCTGAAGGCTTTCCAGCCGGGGCCCGCGCCATGACATAATGCCGCCGGCTGTGCCCGGATCTCCGCTCTGGCTCGGGTCGCTCCACGTTCGGTTGACGTTGCCCGGAGAGAAGCTGCTTTCCGCCTTACCGGTCGCTGCGACGGCGGCAAGGCCAAAGGGGTTCTTGATCGTGTTATCGACCGTATCCATGAAGCTGGAATAGATATCGTTCCCGCTCATGTTCACGTCGCCAGCGCTCGCCGTGCCGGCAGATGGCTTCACCCCAGGCGAAAGCATGCTCGACGCACTGACATCAGGCGCCGCGCCGGTGATCGAATTGTAGAACTGCTGACGGAGGGCGCCCGCCGCGCTCTGGCCTTCCTTCTCCGCCTTGTTGGCCCTGCGGTTCATTACGCCCGCAACAATGCCTGAGCCAAGCGCGTTCAGGCCTTCGCCGATGTTTTTCGGCGCCGGCGAGGCGCCCATGATCGCCATCGCTAGCTCACGCTTGCGCTTAATAGAATCAGGCGTCTCGCCGGTGTCGCCGCCGAACAGGAAGGAATAGGCCATCAGGAAAGACCTCCATTTCGGCCGCCAGTGAAGAAATTGGCTAGTCCGGTCATCATCGACGGTTGCGCACCACCAGGGGCGGTTGGGAATGCGGCATTGCGCTTAGCGAAGCCAGCCGCGAGACCGGCCCCGAGCATGCCCATGCCGCCGCCGAGGCTTTGCGGCAAAGGCTGCCCCATGATTTGCGCCTGGAGCCGCTGCGCAAGCTGATCCCGGGTTTCGTTGGGCCTTGCGCCCTGGTAGCCGCCGTATCCGTTCATTTGCTCTTCCCTGCGTTGAAGAGGGCGCCGTAATTGACTTGACGGAGACCATCGGGCCGGCGCGAGACGGCGTCGGGGCGCTTCTTCTCAACCTCTTGCGCCATGACCCCGATGCGTCGCTTCCCATCGTTGTGCTTGCCGCGATAGGAATATTCGTAGAGCCCGTGGCCCTTCAGTTCGCCGACCTTCTTGATGTCCTTCTTCGCTCTCTTGTCCGAGAGGCTGGCGAGCTGGCCGCCGAAACCGAGCATGCCGCCGAACATGCTCTGCATATTGGCCTGCTGCGTGTTGTATGCGCCCATTTTGTTCGCATAGTCCTGCTGCACGAGGCCGGCATAGTCGACCGTCGGCATGGGGTTGCTCTGCGTCGGGACGAAGCTCGGGCTGTTGACCTGAGCACCGGACATCAGGCCGATGATTTCGTTAATCGGCTGGTTGCGCTGGGCGTACTGCTCGTTGAGGTACTGGGCGCGCTGCTGGTTCTGCAGGTTGAACTTCGACTGCTGAGCGTTAAAGCCCTGGTCTGCAAGAGCGTTGTTCGCTGCCGTCGACGTGTTCTGGTTCTGATACATCTGCTGCAGGGCATCGTTGCCAAACTGAGCGCCGGCAAGCCCTTGGGAGAACTTCTGCTGCTGCGCCTGATTGGCCAGCTGCGCCGCTGAGAGGTTTTGGCCGTGCTGCTGCGATTGGGCAGCGTTCGCAAACTGCCCGGACTGGAGAGCGTTATTGAACTGCTGCTGCTGCGCCTGATTCGCGAACTGGCCTGCCGCAAGGTTCTGGCCGAACTGCTGCTGCTGGGCGGCGTTGCCGGCCTGCTGCTGCGCCTGGTTCTGCGAAAACTGCTGCTGCTGGGCAGCATTGCCCATCTGCATGTTGTTCGCATTTTGGGCGTACTGCTGCGCCTGCGCGGTGTTGGCGAACTGGCCCGAGCCAAGCTGCTGGTTATAGGCCTGCTGCTGCGCGGAGTTCTGAAAAGAAGCCGACTGATTGGCGAGGCCAGCAAGGCGGGACTGCTCTTGTCCGGCGTTCAGGATGGCGCCGAAGCGCGCATCCGAAGCCGAGCGGTTCGCTTCGTCGATCGCACGGTTATAGGCTTCCGATCCCGGCTGTAGGCCCTGATTGGTGAGGCGCGTTTCCAGCGCCGCGCGATCCCGATCGAGCTGCGGGTTGAGACGCTGCATCAGCGCATCCTCGACCTTTTGCCGGTCGGCGCTGAAGTCAGTCTCATAACTGCGGGTGATATCGCCGGCATTGCCGAGCGACTTCTGGATGTTGCCGCTATCCGCTACCGAGCGCTGCAGGTTGCCGGCATTGGCGATCTGGCTTTGGATGTTGCCGGCGTTCGCAAGGCCGGTTTGCACCTGCCCTGTATTGCCAAGGCTCGTCTGGATGTTGCCGGCGTTGGCAACCGAACCCGTGACATTGCCGTAATTCGCAAGGCCGGACTGCAGCTTCGGGCCGCCCGCGAACTGCTGGTACTGCGGCAGGCCGATCGCGCCCGCGTTGCCCGCGGCTGGCGCCTTGGAGATATCCATGGGCTTGCCGAGCAGATCGTTGAGCTTGCCAGACTGCGTGTTGGCCAGGGACGCCATGTTGAGTTCGGCGGCGTCGGTCTGGTTTTTTATCGCCAGCTGCTCAGGGGAAAGCGTCTGCGTCGCGGTCGGGACCTGAAGGTCATATTCCTTGCCGCTGAGCGGATCGGTCCACTTCTGCGTGGTATAGGTGTAAGTCAAGTTGCCGTCGGGCGTGACCTGGTTGACATTGCCCATGACGTTGTTGGCCACCGACGTGCCGATGTTCGTCGCGGTCTGGGCCGAGGCCGTTTCTTGCGGGTCCGGCGCATCTGGCGCATCAGGGTAAAAGCCCATCGTTCAATCCTTTATCCAGTCTTCGACGGTCTCTCGCGAGCCGGCATGGCAGAGTTCGAAAAAGTCTTCCGTGGTGGTCTTGGCGTGGTCGTAGCCGCCGCAGATGGCCGCGACAGCCGTGACAATCGAGCCGACGGCTTCCCGCATCACAAATCCGAATTGCCGTTTCAGGGCGTCCCGAGAGGAGCGCCATTCGTCGCTCAGCTGCCATTGCACGATCACGCCGTTGATCAGCGGCGCCAGGGCCTGGGCATGGCGGATGAAAAAAGGATTCACGGGCAGCCGCGTCATGGTCCGAACCAGGAGCCAGCAGACATTGCGCTGCCGGTTCTCGCCCTCATCGACGATGTCGTCTGCCAGGCGGGCAATCGCGGCTATCTCGGCGAGGAAGTCGGCCGCCGCCTCGTCGCCGCGCGTCCAGCGCAGGAAAGCCGAGCGGACTTCTGCGGGATCGTTCGGCAGCATCAGGCGCTTGCCTCCCCTACGGAAACCTGAACGGTGGCGAGATCGACTTCGAGATCGAGCTTGAAATCGCCGCCCGAGGTGATCACGCAGCCGACGGCGATCATGTCGCCGGCCGCCCGGACATTCTGTCGGAAGCCGTAGCGAACGAGTTCGGAGACACCGTCCCAGATCGCCACATCCCAGAGGCCGACATCCCACTCGGATGACGTGGCGTCGCCCTCCGTGACCGAATTGAACGTCGGCGTTGATTTGTCGTAGTCGGCGCGAGCGAACAGCCGCACCTTCGGGCTTGATTTTGCCCTGAAATACATGTGCGCGAGTGTCGCGTTTGCCCTTTGCCCGAACTGACCGGCCGGCGAGAACTGCGACAGATAGGTGGCCGAGAAGGTCAGGCCTGCATCGGTCCCGGTCGTGTCGCCTTGCCAGACATAGCCGTCGAAGGAGCCGAAGAAGAGGCCGCCTTGCAGGGTTTCATAGCAGAGCGCCTGCCAATTGCTGATCGTCGACCAGCGGCCGGTGAGCACGTTCAAGACGAAGGTCGTATCGGTGACCACGGTGTTTTCGGGAAACGCCACGAAGACGAGGTTCTGCTCAGCCCACTGCTTCAGCGTCCAGCCGGTTCCGGTGGCGTTGGCTGCCCTGCGCCAGTCGTCCTCGATCGGTCGCGAGACGGAGACGAGAGAGAGCGCCTGCCGGTCACGCTGGAACACCTGCGACATCGGCGTCAGGCCGTCCGTCGTGGCGATGAGGATGTCGCCGCCTGCCCTGATCCATGCGTTTTTGCCAAGCGGCTTGCCGATCTGGTAGACGCCCTTCAGCGCGAAATCCGAAGCGCTCGACGGGTCCGAGCCGGCATAGACGGCAATCTCGCCCTCGGTCGACACGAACACGCACATGTCGTTGAGGCCATCGCCACTTTCCAGCGACCAGGAGAAGCCCGTGAGAAGCGAGCCGCCCTTTTTCATGACACCGCCGAGCGGGAACACCACGGCTGCGCCACCGATCGCGTTGACCGGCAGGTAATAGGCATCGAGCGTGCCGTTCTTGAGGAAGAATTCCCGGTTCTTGAACAGCCAGCCGTAATTGAGCTGCGGCATCGTCGTGCCGTCGGTGAACGTGATGGCGGGCGCCGTCGTCCACGTCGTACCGTTGTAAAGCTGTCGGTCGTTGGCGCCATTGAGGCAGACCAGCCAGGAGGTCCCGGCGTTGGTATGCTGGAACGCGCACCAATCTCCGCCGCTCATGCCTGAAACATCCGCCGCCTTGGTGGTCGGGGGCGCGGCCGGCGAGGTCATATTGAAAATGCCTGTCGCCGTCGCCATGAACAGCTTTTCATTGCTGCCATACTTGTACTTGAACGCGCTCTTTACATCGCCGCCGCCCGCCGCCAGGCCCTTTTTCTGCGATCCGCCGCGGATCTTGCAGCCCGTCAGCGTCGGAAGGAAGTTGCGGAGAACCGTTGCGGCGCCGGGCTGCTGCGACGCCATGTCCACCGCGGTCACAAGCCCGCCTTTCGGCGCCGGGAAGGTGATCGGCTGCGACGTCTGCTGGCGCCCGATCGAGACGGGACCGCGATTGGATTGACCTATACGTCCGGCACGGGGCTGAATTCTCATGCTGCACCCCTGTCGGCGTTGATTTCCTGCTCGAGGTCGGCCTCGAACTCGGCGAGGTTATCCTCGAAGGCGAGGCCCTTTTGACGCTTCCAGCGCCAGATGATCCCCTTGACCAGGAGCCGCTCGGGAAACAGCGTCGTATCGTCGTCGGCCGCCCAGGTGGATGCCTCGCCGGCGGGATCGTTCAATATCCAATTCTTCGACACATAGTCGATGACGGCGCTCACCGCGGCGGATGCAGGCGAGAACAGGAACTGCCCTCCCTTCATGAAGAAATAGGCCGTGGTTGATGGTACGCCGACAATGACGGCCCATTGCCCGCTGTTGCTCACAGGACGCACGAACACGCCGGCAGAGGTGCGGACAGCCGCACCAGGAACAAGGCGCTGGAAATTGCTTGGGAAGTTTTCGGGCGAGGCCGTGACGGTCAGGGACTTCAGCAGCTTCTGCCAATCCACGCGGCGGGCAATTTCGTCGCCGGCTTCCTGGGCGAGCGCAACCATGGTCTGAGCATTCGGCTCAGAGCTACCGTAGACGTTCTCGAACTGGGACAGCGCCACGACGTCGCAAGCCTGATTGATGGCGGAAAGCAGAGTCATGGCGTGAGACCTCCGACGACGACTTGCGCATTGCCCCAGCGGGCCCGCTCATCGCCGATATTGATACCGGAGAGCGCCAGCATCAGCAGTTGCTGCGCGGCTGCTGCGGCGGCCACATCCTTGGCCCAGATGGCAATTTCGTTGACCAGCGCGAAGAGGTAGACGTCGGCCGCCTTGGTCAGCAGCCAGTTGGTCGGCGCGGCCGGGGTCAAGGCCGGGATTTTCGCGTAATAGGAGAGCGTCAGCGCCTGGTCAGATATCGGCCGCGCCTTGAGTGTCGAGCCGACGATGGCGTATCCCGCCGGCGTGCCGCTATTCTCGGCATAGCTCGACGTCAACTGCTGCAGCGACACGGCCCGGATCGGGACATTGGCCGACGTCCTGACCTCGCGCGCTTCAAGGAAATCGGCCGGCAGGCTCGCGTTCCCGTTCGAGAGCGTGAGCGTCGCCGAGGACTCCATGTCCGCGACGCGAAGGCCGCGGTTCAGCTTCAGCTCCGCCAGACCGAGCAGCCGCGGGGCGACGTGCACGAATTTGTCGTTGCCCGAATACTCGCCCGCGTCGACGATCAGCGACGCATAGTCGGAAATGGTCATAGCGGAACCCTCCGGGCTCTCTCAGCGTCAGCGAACAGCCGCGAGCGATCGATGAGCTGCGTAATGCGCTCATTCGCTTCCTTGTGGCCTTCACGGTCGACCTCGGCGGCCGGGCGCGCGCTTTCGATGGCCCGCACCTGGTCTTTGACGCGGCTGTATTCGACGCTCATCACGCCCGCCCTTCTTTGCGGTTGCGCTTTGCTGCACGCACGACCTGCCGAAACTCCCTACGGCTCAAGCGCTCGCGCCTGATGCGGCCGGTGAAAGTCGCTGCGACGTCGTCTTCAATCCAGCGGTCGGGATAAATGCGGATTGGTGCGCCAGCTTTGCGCCCGAGCGAGTAATAATCGCCCTCGCGGGCGACGGTAATTATCGGCAGGTATGGCATCAGAGATGGCCTTCCTTGGTCCGCCAGGCGCGATTATCGCTGTTGTTGAGAAAGCTCTTGACGAACTTGTCGTTGCCTTCCGAATGCGCCTGCACGAGGCCGGAGTCGTAGGCGATGTTGAGCGGTACCGAGGCAACGCGATGCCAATCACCGCGCCAAGCTCTCTCGGCGCTGTTGCGCACGTCCTGATTCTGGCTGATCAGGTTGTCGACGGGGTAATCGACGCGGAAAACGTCCTTCTCCCCGTCGAAAAAATGCCAGACCGATCGGCCCGTCATCATGTCGTGGTCGTAGAGCGTCCAGCTCCCGTCACGAATGATCATTCGTCGTCTCCGGGGAGAGGATCGGCGCGTTCGGCCTTTCCAGCGTCGATCAACTGTTTGGCGATCGAAACCGGTACTTCCAGAACGGTGCCTGCCGGAATGCGCTTTTCGTCGTCTGCCCAGGTGTCGTAGAGCAGCTTGATAGGCGTTCCCAAGAAGCGGGCCAGCGCCTTCTGCACAAGGGGGTCTGCCTGTTCAGGCTGCGATGCAGGGGCCTGTCCGCCCGAGGACGGATGTTCGCCGGCCGCAGATGTCGACTGCTGTTCAGCCGGGGCTTTCTTTTCGGCGTCCTGCTGAGCGGCGGTGCTCGATTTGGTGTCAGCCATGTTCGTATCTCCTGATCAAAGGGAAAGGGCGGACCGAAGCCCGCCCCTCATGGGTGTTGATGGTCGATCGCTTAAGAGACCGTGGCCGAGAACGGCGTCGCCTCGGTACCGGTGGCGGAACCGCGGACGGTGACGCCCCAGAGGCCAGAGGCGAGGTCTTCAAGTTCGATGATATCGCCCTTGATGCCGCCGGTAGTCGAGCCGTTCAGCGTGATCGTGTCGTCGGTAGCTGCGGTTTCGAACAGGACAGCGGTGTCTGCCGCATCCTGGCCGAACAGAGCCGTGCCAGTCATCACGTCGGTCGCATTGGCAACCTGAACCTTCAGGCTGTTGCTGGTGACGGTCGTACCGACGACGATTTTGTATTTCGCACCCGTGCCAGTCGCGGCCGGGAGTGTCATGGTGATGCCGGCGGCCCGGTTGGCGACGACTGTCGTGCTTGCATGGGTGGCAAGCGTGAGCGCAAGCGTTGCTGCCGTTGCGGAGATTGGCTTGAGAGGTTGCATCAGCGTTCTCCTTAGCTTGCAGCCGTGAGGCCGAAGAGATCGGCGGCAACACCGAGGCCCTTCTCGTTGTGGACCTTGAGGGTGCCCTCACCGATGATGACGCCCTTATCGGCATCGCCTGTCTTCGCGACGTCCTTGTCTTCCTGGATCTTGCGGAGCCAGAGGAAGGACAGCATGTCGGGATCGAGGAAGAAGGCATTGCGTGCGAGGCCAGCGCTGCCGGCCTGAACGCGGTTCGGGTGGATCATCACGGTACCGAAGGGGCCTTCGTAATAATCCGCGGTGGCAATGATGGTGTTGCGCTCACCGCCCTTGGAGACGGCATAGCGGAACGGGGCCACGTTGGCGTCCGACATGAACGTGACGAACACGCTCTTGACGTAGGGCGAGGCCGAAACGTGCCGGTAGTTGGCGCCGCTCTGGTAGCCCTGCTGCATCACCGAATCCAAGATGGCCTTGGTGAATGCGCGCTGCGTGCCGTTCGTCGGAGCGACGGTCAGGCCAGTACCGGAGTTGAAGCCGCCATTCGAACCACCAGCGCCACGCGACACGTTCGAGGTGATCCACGTGTTGAGGGAGCCGAACTCGCGGGTGGAGCCAGCCACGGAAGCGTTCGTATCGACGAGGGCATATTCGACATCCTTGCGGATCTCGACGCCCTTCTTCAGCTTCTGGTATTTCTGCTTCTGGACGTTGCCCGCCTCGGAAACGACTTCCTGCGTGGCCGAGATGATCCAGTCCTTGCGCATGATCTGGGTATAGTTGCCCAGGCGCGCCGGCGGGGTGATGGCGCCGAAGGTGTAGTCTTCACCTTCCTCGCGGATGTTCTCGCCGGGAGCCGCGAGCTCGTCCGTTTCCCACTCGGGGTGAATGGAAACGCACTTGCCCTTTTCGATCAGGGAGTAGATCGGGGTGTCTTCCGGCGTGATGCGGGACACCACGTCGGAGAGTTCTTCACGATTGCCAACAGCCTGGCTGGTCGTGAAGGTGTTCGCTAGAACAGCCATGTTTCTGATCCTTTGAAGATGGGGTTAGTCGAAGTCGATCGACATTGCGTCCTTGATCGACCCGGTTTTCGACAGCCTCTTCATCGCATCCTGATTCTTGCGGGCCTGTGGGTTAACAGCGCCGTTCGGCTTTGCTTTCGGTGTAGCCGGCGGGGCGTTGTTGACCTTGTTCAAAGCCTTGCCCCGCGCCTGTTCGGCTTGAAGACCGAGCATGGCGTAGTGCATGACCTTGAAATAGCGATGGTCCGTGAAGCCCTGCATCTCATCCTGGCTGAAGCCGAGATCCTCGCCGACTTTGAACGCGTCGGAAAAGAACTTCTCTCGGGCATCGTCCCTTACGAGATGCGGGAAAGCTTCGAGCAGCCTGGCGTTCTCGGCCGCGAGAGTTTCCTCTGTGACGGCGTTATTGAGCTCGCCTGCCACGCTCTTCGGCTCGGCGCTCATGTCGATGAGACGCTGAACCTGTTCCAGAGCCGAGTCGTAAACGGCCTTTGCGCGCGTGTACTCGTTCGGGTTCTGGATCGCCAACGCTCGCGATGGCTCTTGCGGCAGCTGCTGGATCAGGAATTCTGCGATGGCGTTCGCCGTCGAGGCGACGCGGGTTGTCATGGCCTCAAGATTTCGGCCTTTACTGCCGAGCTCCTGAGTTTTCCGGCGGTAGTCACTCTCCCGCAAATAGCCCTGTTTCAGTTCCTCAAGAGGAACCTGCTCACCGCCTTTCAGGGTGATGATCGTGTCCGCGGCTTCGTTGGTCTCGTCGCCCTCTCCGGGCTCGTTCGACTCGTCGCCGTCGGCTGCGGGATTGTCGGTCTCTTGGCCATCTTCAGAGGCCTCATCCGTCGCATTCGTCGATTGCTGCTCTTCCTCTTCCTGCTCGTTGGTCTCGGAGGACTCGGCGAAGTCAAGGTTTACTGCGTCATCGATGCTGAGTGCGGGGCGACCGCTATCACTCTCGCCGACGAACGGCGAGTTGGTGGCTGCGTCTGTCATGTCTGGCTTTGCCTTTTAGGTTTGGCCGCGGCCCTATGCCGGGGCGCCCTTCCCATCGGCAGAGGATTGTCCCTCGGCGAGGAACTTGATCTTGCCTTTGAGATTTCGGATGGCCCGCACTTCGGCCGCAAAGGCGGCGCGGGCGTCATGATCTGTGTTCTTGGCGTTCACGCAGCCGTTGATTGCCGCCATCTCCAACTCGTCCATCAGCAGATGAAAGAGCGGCATGTCGAGCAGCACGCGGGCGGCTGCGGTCTTGTCTTCCTGTCGCATCAGCCCGGATCTCCGCCGATATTCACGTTCGATACCGGATCACGCGTGATCATCTGAAGGGCGCTCGTCTGACGCTTCAGCTGTATCTCCTGCTCGATCTGGTAGCGTTTCAGCGCCGTTTCCTGGTTGATACGCTGGTTTTCGAGCTGCGCTTCCTGCAGCATCTTCTCGCGCTGAAGCTGGGCGTCGAGCTGGGCCTTCTGCTGGTCGGCCTGGGCCTTGATCTTGACCTTCTCCATCTCTGGATTGGGCTTGTTCGCCTGCGCCTTCTGCATCTGCTGGATTTGCTCCGGCGTCGGCTTGGTGAAATACAGGTCCGGAGTGCGAAGCCCGGCCGCCTCAACGCCGCGCGACACCGAATTCCAGATGTTGTCGATCGACACAAAGGGGTTATCGACGGGGCCATAAGCGGCGAGCAGCTTCTCCTGCTGCTGGCCGACGACTTGCATCATCATCATGTCGCGTTCGCGCGTGCCGGCGCCCAGGCCGGTGTTGACCGTGACATCCATGTCCGCATTCCACTGGCGCGGGTCGAACGTCACCCAAGTATTGCGGAGGCGCACGGTGCGCGGCTTGTCCTGGTGCTTGATGACCAGCTTCAGCAGGCCCTGGAACACGCGCTTGAGGCCCTGCGCGAACGTGCGGACCATCAATTCCGTCTGGCCGATGCCTGCCGCCTCGATCATCGCCGAGGCCTTTGCCGTCATGTTCTGCAACGCATCCGGCGCCATGCCGCTCGAAGCGTCGGAAATCCCGGTACGATCGGTCGCCTCCTGATCCAGATAGGAGAGCATCGCAAAGGACTTGTCGGCTACCAGGGGAACCGACGTGTAGCCTACTGCGGCGCGGACGTCCGTCCCTTGCCCCACCCTGATCGGCTGCCCGAATTTCGGGTTCAGCACGCTCTCGGGGTTCTGAATGGCGCCCTCTTGAACGATCGGCTGCAGATTGTTCTGCCAATAGAGGTTGTCGAGCGTCTGGCGCAGCAGCACCGTCTTGATGCGCTGGATTTCCGCCATGTCGTCGGTAACGGCATTGCCTTCCCGCTGATGCGGCCGGCGCTCAACGATCAGATCAGCAAACGGGACCTCGTCCCATTCCTCGTCGTCGAGGAGATTGACCTCTGCCAGGCCGCCGGCAAAGACCATGCGGCGCAATTCGGCAATGCCGTCATCGTCCGCGTCGATCTTCACGTAGAGCTCGTAGTAATCGACCTCCTGCAGCGCCTTGGCGATCGAATCGTTCTCGTCGAAGGCTTCACGGCGACGCGCCGACTGTTCCGTGTCCTCTTCCTTGTCGGAACCAGCCGCTGCGAAGCTGTCGACTCTCTCACGGTCATAACCCATTTCCACCAGGTCGGAGCGACGCAGCCGCTTCTTCAAGCCGGTGATCGGGCTGTCCTCGATCGAGATCGCGTCGGGATGGATCAGGAACTCTTCAAGCGGTACCGCGGCGAGCCTGGTGCAGCCGTATTCCGAGACGCGCCGGATCTTGACGTTGTAGAGCTTGATTGGCTGCGGGCCCTGCGGCGTGTCAATCTGCTCCTCGTATTGCTCTTGCTCGAGGACCTGCACGTCATCGTCAGCGACGAGCTGAACCAACGCCTGCTCATCAAGCCCCGTATGCTTCGAGACCTGCACCTTCCGCTTCTTGTCGTACCACCAGCGGATGATGCCATTGCGCAGCTTCAGCGCGTCGTGCGCGGCGTCCTGAACAGCATCGTAGCCATCGCTCTCCGGGAACACGACGAAATTGACGTAATCCGTCGCCTGCTCGGCGCTCGCCTCGTCGCCTTCATTGACCGGCTGGTATTCGACGACCTTGTCATTGCCGAGGATCGTGCGGATGAGCGAAGGCAGAACCTTCTTGATCGAGGAGCGGACATCCCGCGAAACGACCTTCGACCGGTTCGGATCGGCCGGCGTGTCCTTCATGGTGCCGTCGTAGTACTCCATCGCCTTTATGCGATCGACCGACAGCTCGTCCCGATAGTTCTCGCAATCCTTGACGAGCTGCGAAACCTGCGCCGCAACCTGCTGTGTCGACATCGCGGCCATCAGAGGGCTTTCTCCACATTGATGTACTTCACACGCCCGAGAGGCTTAATCTCGTCGAAGCTGACGCCCTCTCGGCAAGGGGTCCAGGTGACGACCCCATCGTCAGAGGCGGCGGCGTACTCGCAGCGCATAAAACTGCCGCCTTCCGTGAAGACATCGCGGATGACGTAGACGCCTCCCTCGTGCTCGTGACGGCGCACTTCGCCGTAGCGGTCGGTTATGCCGGTCATCAAATCACCTTCCGTTCAGAGAACTTCCATGCGGCCGAGTCGGCCTTCACCTTTGCAAAGCGCTTCATCATCAGCGCGTAACGGGATGCGGAGATGACGTCGTCACGCTCTTTCACGACCTTGCCGTCTTTCCTATGGTAGAGCCGGAACTCTTCGAACCACTCGGGGCAGGTCGAGAAGACCTTGAAACGCCCGGTGATCATCCGGTCGAGCATTTCCATAAGACCCGCCTCAACACTGTTGCTGCCGTCCTCGAACGTCGCTCTTTCCGGCAGCAGGTTCAGCCCCTGCGCCCTGTACTGCGACGCGAGATTAGGACCGGCTGCCATGTCGTTGTTGCCGTCGTGCGGCCAAGACCACGGAAGCCAGATGCCCCAGGCCTTCAGCGCGGCGGCATGAACGATTGGGGTCGCATGGCTCTGCCGGTAAACCTTGGTGACGTAGACCACGTCTGCATCGCGGTCCCATGCCAGCCCAGCGCCTGCTGTCGGGTGATCCCATCCGAAATCAAGGCCGCCGATCTGCACCCAATGCTTCGGGATCTCGAACGGGTCGACCTTGATGCTCTCTTCCGCAATCGGGAAGATGCGACCCGAGCCGAGCGACGGGACGCCTTTTGTTCTCGCTTCCCGCTCATGCGCCGGATAGCTCGCGATGATACGAGCCCGCTCCTCTGCGCTGTAGTGCTCCGCATCGTCGATCGTCATCGTTGTTACGGTGCGATACACCGCGCCAGGATCTTCCCCCGGCATGATGAAGCGAGCAACAACCGTGCTCATGCCCTTGAGAGGCGTAAAGGTGACGGCAACCGAGCCGCCCGTCGCGTTGGTGCGGGTGATGCCCTCTAGGTAGACGTCCTCGGGCGGTTCTTCGTCAAACCAGACGTAATCAACCGTGTTTGCCTGCCACTTGCTGCGGCCTTGGTCGTAGCCCTTGAAGAGCAGCGTTGACGCTCCACCCGATACATGCCGAACCGTGACGCTATCGAGCGTGCCAGACACGCCAGCCCGGCGGGTGGTGTTAAGAATTGCGGCCTTCGGAATATAGCCAGTGCCCCAATCCTCTTCGTTGAGAGGCGGACCGATCAGCAAGCGCTGGACACCGTCTCGCGTCAGCTCGTACGATTCGGAGCCGGCGAGCATCGTGATCGAACCGTCGAAGCGACGACCTTGCCACCAGTCGGGATATCTGCCCGTGAGGTGCATCGCTGCCTCGGCCGCGCCCGAGAGCGTCTTTCCGAGCTGGTTACCTGCCATGAACAGCCGCTCACGGTAGGCAGCCCCCGCTGTATGAAATTCGACCTGCTTCGAATACGGCTTATAGCTCGCCAGCAGGTTTTGCTTCTTCCGCCTCTCCTTCTCCTCTAGCAGCTGCAGCAGTTCCAGCTTTTCCGAGGAGCTTAAGGAGGCGAGCATCGATGGCGTCATCTGAAAGACTGTCGATGCTTCCGGAGTGGTTGAGGTCAAGCCGATCACCGTATTTCTTGGGAGCGATCTTGCTCATGATCCATTTGCGAGTGTCGACGCGAAGCTTCGCCCGCTGAATGGCGTCGTGGTTGACGATCTCCCGACCGTCTTCCGTCTTGATGATGTCGCCTTCCTGGCTGTCGGCGATCTGCAGGATTTCGTCGCCAAGAGCTTCCATTCCAGCTTCGCGCGCATGTGCGTATTGCGCGGCGAAGTCCTCGTCCTGAATGACCCACCCTCTTACAGTCCCTTCTGCGGGCATTCCCTTTGCAGAGCAGATTTCCCGCAGGCTCTTGCCGATGGAGAGCTTTTCGAGAATGGCATCGCGAGTTGGCTGGCCCCATTGCGATGCGCGGGGCTTGCGGGCCTTTGCGGCTGGCTTAGCCTTCTTGCTGGGCTTCTTGGTAACGGGCATGCTTTAGACCGGATCGCAGGTTGCCGCGAAGGTGCTCACGACCGGGTTTTGCCACCATTGCAGGGGTGCGCTGTCGCTCGGGGCCCAAGGGCCAACTATGACCGGCGTCGTGCGATACGGCGGGAAGTCGCTTATGGGCGGCTTCACCTTCCACTCCTTAACGCGGGCACGGCAATGGCGGCGGCTCTCGTTGGCCATGTTCTCGATTGAGAGAACGAGAAGTTCATGTGTTCCGAAGCGGCTCACGCTCATCTCCTGTAGAAAAAAATTTTAGTCACCCGCTGACGACTTCGCATTACGCGATATGAATTTTCTACCAGGCGGGGCGTCTGTCTCGCCACTCGCACTCGAAGCGCATGGCCGCGGCCTTGCTCCGCTCGTCCTCGGTGATCTTCCGATTGAGGCTCATGGAGAAGCCAGTCGAGATGACTTCCTGCTGGGAAGCCCGGAGCCTGTCGCGATGTCGCTGGCATTCTTCCATGCCATAGGGCAGCGGACCGGCGAAGCCGCCGATCTGCGTGCCGGCGTAGATGACGAGCCAGAGCTTCATCTCATCTCGTCAAGGGGTTTGAAGCCCATGAACAACGTCTCTTCCATCGCTCAAGCCTTCCTGAAGATCAGCACCCACTGATACGTGCTGCGCTCGATTGCCTGGTGGAGCTCATACCCCTCGGCCGCCTTTTTGTTGAGGAAGGCTTGCATGAACTTGAGGGTGTCTGAGCCGGTATCGAAGCGCTCGACGAGGTATTCGGGCATCCTCATCTCCTCATCCGTGGGCTCTTTGCCGACGACCTCGTCCTTCAGGCGAAAGGAATATTCGATGTATTCTTTTGTCCTACCTTGCGCTTCGAATGCTGCTTGGGCGGCGAGGTTTTTGGCGTGCGTACCGGAGTCGATTGAAAAGACATTTCCTTGCTCTATGGCTTTGTCGCAAAGGGCATAGAAAAGAGCGGTGTTGATACCTTTCCGGCGATGCTCAGGAACCACGTAGGAGAGGGTGATATTCCAGCTCTCCTCGCCGCAGTCGTAGATGATGAAGCCGATTGCCCTGCCGTCTTCATCGATGGCTGCCACGCAGGGCCCCGTGAAAATCGGCGAAGCGTGCGTCCGGTCGCGGAACCCTTGCCCGTCGATCTCGTCGATCTCAATCGTTGCCTGCGGCACCAGCCGCGACGCTGGTGATTGGCTGCAGTTCTCATAGAAGTGGACACGGTACCGGGCCTCAGCGGTGGGCTGGTCTCTCTTCTGGGAAGGGGTGTTCATTGGCGCTCCTGAAAACGAAAAAACCGCCACGATGGGGTGGCGGCGGGCGGCTGGCTGATCGCTACCCTCTAATCGCCTATTTAGAATGCGCCACTCGCGCTCGCCACCTTGGCTGAAGGCTTTTGTCCGACCATTACTGTTATTTAATGATAGGAAGAGCCGGCGTTGCCTTCCTCGTACTCATTTGCATTCTCATCGCTCTCGTGGTGAGCATCCTGGCAGTCGATCGAACATTGACCAAGCGCGTCCGAATACACAGGCGCTGGTCCCCAGCGGGACGTGGTGAAGTGGTTGCGGCGGCAAGATTAGAACTTGCGACACCTCGTGGTTATGGGCCACGCGCCCTACCGGGCTGCTCTACGCCGACGAAACGTTCGAAGCCGTGCCTCCTCAATTGCACTCCGCAAACTGGCAGTTGCCACGACACTCCGGAAGGGATTGAATAATCACCTTTCAGGGAGAAGACACCATGGAAACGGTTCATGTCGCGGGTTCGTACAAAGTCGTCAAGGATGGGTCGGAGTACATCCTGTATCGTGGCTCCGAGGAGGTAGATCGTAGCCCGGACCGGACAGAAATGATCAAAGAGGCTCAAATTCGTGGTGGAACCGCCACCCGTTTCCCAGGCGCCCATGGGTACTGAAGGAAGCTCCGATCTCGGGCGCTGAAACTAAGAATTTTGGCAAAATGAGGCTATGGCGGGAGGCGGTGACATCCTCCCTAAGGCCCGGCGAGTGTTCCCTCTAATCGAGGTCCGCGATCAGAACAGCCTGCAAATGCAGGAAGGCTAAGCGACCCGGTCGATTAGCTCAAGAGGAGCTTCGACGCGAACCAGTCCCGAAAGCGTCTCCACAACCGTTTTCACCATACGCCTGCGATTGCGCTACCTCGCTACTCCGTGGGCTCTGTGCCGTCGCACCAGTCCTTCAGGCGGAAGGAATAGTTGATGGATACTTTTACCCTACCTTGCGCTTTGAATGCTGCTTGGGCGGCTAGATTGTTAACGTGCGTACTGGAATTGATCGAAATGACATTCCCTTGCTTTTTGGCTTTGTCGACAAGGGCATTGAAGAGAGCGTTGTGGATACCTTTCCGTCGATGCTCCGGCGACACGTAGGCGAGCAAGATTTGCCAGTCCGATTCGCCGAAGTAGGTGAGCAAGCCGATCGCATTGCCGTCCTTATCGATGGCTGCCATGCAGGGACCTTCGGGCAGCGGCCAACCGGCCCTCCGATCGTGAAACCCTCTCTCTTCGATCTCAACCATTGCGCGCGCCACCAACCGCTGCGCTGGTGAATACCCGCAGTTCTCATAGAACCGGATGCGGTACGGGCCCTCAGCGGTGCGCTGGTCGCTCTTTTGGGAAGGGTTGTCCATTAGTGCTCCTGAAACGAAAACCCGCCACCTGATGGTGAGGGGATGATACGGGACTAGTTACATGGGCGGCGGCTGGCTGAGCGCGACCCTCTAATCGCCTATACAATGCGCCACTGGCGCTGGCCACCCTGGCTGAGGCTTCATCACATTAAATAATGTTAACTATCAATGGACAAAGCCGGCGTTGCCTTCCTCGTACTCATTTGCATTCTCATCGCTCTCGTGGTGAGCATACTGGGGTTCGTCCCAAAGAATGAGGTGCCGGTGGTTCCTCATGCGCCCCCTAGATGAAACAGGGCGGCAAAACCAATAGTATGCGCGTTTGCATATTGCCGAGAATTTTGGATGCAATTCCCCCAGGGGTTGGCTAGGTGCCAACTGAGCGGGACCGGCAGAAGCAGAGCGCAAGGCTGTGGATCGCGAACGGGCATCCCAAGGAGATGGGATATAACTATACTGCTTCGCGATATTCATCAAGATGCTCATCGTTTTCCAAGCCATCGATCATCTGGATAATCCCCAGAACCTTTTCCTTCAGACGATCCTCCAAGCTGTTGATGCAGGCCTCGGCGTGGTACCGCAGTGACACGGTTCGGCTGCGGCCACGAGGTAGGAGGCGCCCGAGCTCGGTGTTCAGATGCTTACGCCGACTATGGCGAGCAGATTCCAACGCTGTCGCTCGCTTGAACTTATATGCCTGGTTCCGATCGAAGGCTGCGATCATCAGTGTCTGGATGTCAGCCTCCGAAAACTCGATAGGCCCTCTGTCACGGCCGATAGAGACGATGCTGCTGACACCGTCGACCTCTCGAACAGGATCGAATCCGGCGCTTGGGTCGCGGCGGATAAACGCGTATCCTACCAGCAGCGGGAGGCGGCGCTCGACGAGCTTTCGGCTACGGTGCTTCCGCACTTCCTTCCAGAAGGCCGGCATGAACACATCGATGTTCGCTTCGCGCAAATTGCGCTCGATGATGCTCTCGCCGCGGCGGAGCTCCGCCAGGCCGTCAATCGCCTTGGCCATGCGCTGATAGCCAGGGGAAGCCCGAACCGCATACCAGCGGTGGTTCGCATCGTCCTTGTCACCGAAGAGAATGGACCGGTGATAGGAATGCGACATCGGGTTCTTCCCGAAGTGGATGACTTCGCGAGCTGGGGCGATGTCGCATGGACCCGGCACACACTGCAAGGCGGTCGAGCGGGCAGCGTCCCAAGTCTGGAAGATTTCGTCGCCCCATGCCTTTTTGCCACCCTTGCCGTTCGACACCGCGATGATGAAGCCGTGCCGAACACCGCGTCCGAATGTGTCGACATCGGTGAATTCGAAATCTTTGTTCAATCCCGCGTCTCCCCTGAGGGGCCGAATTCGCGGTAGTTTGGGGGTGCGTGGCCATCAACACTTCCCGGGCCAGATAGGAAAATCCCATTGTGGCCACCGTGCGTTTCCACGAGGAAAGCGTCTAGCTTTGCGACGATCCGGTTGGCGTCAGCTTGATCACCAGTGACCAGGCGCACCGAGTAGTTGGCGCCGGCCTTGCTGTCGCAGAACAACGATTCGACGAAAGCAACGTCAGCCTCTAGAGCGTCGACCATACTGGCCATGGTAGCTATCTCGGCTGCGTTTTGATACCGGCTGGAAATGCAAACGCTGCGATGAAACATCATCTCGCTCCTGTTGTGATCGGCCACAGCGGATCAACGCCGCACATCGACCGATAGCCTTCAATTTCGGGGACGTATTCCAAGGTGACCTCGCCTTTTTTCCCCGACCAGGAGAAGCGGGCCTTCTTGATCAGAACGACGGTTTCGCGGGTCTCAGGATCAGGAACATCGATGACGATGCCGTGATCCGGCTTGTTGTACCAAGCGGCTGATCCTTCGATGTCGTAGAGGGTCGGTGTTCTTGCCTCGCCTCCCTTGCCCACGTCCTTGGTGGGGTGGGCGACGACTATCGCCAAAACCTGATAGCGCAGCGCAAAACGCCGGATCTGGCGAAGAGCTCGGTTCACATATTGCGTTTCACTTTCCGACTTCGGGCGAAAGTGCTCGACCTCGTTCCAAGGATCGATCACAAGCACTTTCATGCCGTGCCTGAGCACCGCGTCAGCAGCGCGATCGAGAAGCCATTCCAGCGTCATGTCGTCGTCGTCTTCCCCGCTTGGGTCGGCGTCGATGAAGACGAAATGATCCTGGATGAACCAATCTGCATTGCCGACTATTTCGCGCGTCCATTCAGCCGAAGGAACGCCGGAAATGGCGAGCCGCAACTTGAAGCGCAGCGCCGGCACAGTCGGGATCTCGAACGATGCGACGCCAATCTTCCACCCGTTGAAGCGGGCAAGGTTGACACACAGGTTCATCGTCCATGTGGACTTTCCGTGACCAGGGATGCCGGTGATCACCAGCAGCTCGCCCAGCCAGAGCCGGAGGTGCTGGTCGAGGTCAGGCCAGCCGGTGGTGTAGGTTGTCGGCTCATCGACCTCCGGATAGTCGGAAAGCTGATAGACGCCCTTCACAGGGTAAGGCTTCGCGCCGTCGATCACGCGCACCACGGCATCCGGACCAAGATTCATCCGGACGTCGTTCAGATCCTTGCAGCCTTCCGGATAGGTGACAAAGGCGCAGCGCGCGGCACCGAGGCGGCGCACCAGCTCAGCCGCAAGCCTGCGGCCGGGGCCGTCATTGTCGACCGCCAAAATGAAACGTTTGATCTTTTTCAAACGATGGCGGTTATTCCAGACGAACTCGAACTTGCCGTTGGCGTCATGCTCCGGATCGACGTCCTCGACCTTTTCGGGATCCTCGCCATCGCGCACTGGCGGCGCGCCGTCCGGGACGGACACGGTGCACGCGAAACCACAATCGAGCGATGTCAGCCCGTCAATCTCGCCCTCGACGATGATCAACGCCTTTCGGCCATCCTCCAGCGCCGGGTCGTCCATGCAGTCGGCATTCCAGAACGTCTTTCGTCCGCCCTTCCGTTGCCAGAACTTCTTGCCAGGCGCCCGGTACTTCTCCCCAACGACCTTGCCGCCATCGATGAAGGGGAAAACGACGATGTTCCCGTCAACGTCCGGGACCACGATTGTTTCGCCGTGTTCGTCCTTCTCGGCCCTACCCGTAAAAACTCCTGAATGAGCGGCGATTTGCGGGTCTATTTGCCTGTTTTTGAACGCTTGAACCGCGCTTTGTCCCAGTTTGTTCATCGAAGAATTCGCCTCCATGGAAGCCGCAGTGATGGCAGTTGAAACGGACCCCGTCGGTTCCGATGTGGACCGACAGGCACGGTTCGCGCTTGTTCTTCCGGCCCGGGGAGCATTTGGGGCAGGTCGTTTTTTTGTTGCCTGAGGTCACGCGGCGCAGCCGAATGCCGTGGCTGGCAAGGATCTGGTCCGGGCTCTTCAAATCCTGCCCTCCCGCCTCTTCGGTGCTGACGGCGCCTCTCGCTTGGCTTTCGCGAGTTCGATGCGCTCGTTGAAATCGCGCTGCTTCTTTGCAAGAGCGCCAGCTACGGCTGCGAACCAGTTCTTTCCAGATGACTTTTGCTGACCAGCCCATTCATCCAGGGCGTAGAGCTCAGACCTCAACGAGAGGTTCGAGTTTGCCAGCTGCCATTGATCAAAATGCTGCTTTGTCAGTTTGATCGTTCGCCCCTCAAAAGCGTACTTCGATGGCACCGCGTCAGCGGTAGGATCTTCTTCTTTTTCTTTATCTAGACTCTGGCCTCTAGCCTCTGGAATATGGGCGTTAACAGGGGGGTTAACCCCCTCTTCGCCTAAGTCATTGTTTATTAACGAGGGGTTCCCACCAGTTTTACCGTTTTTACGGTCAATCTCCGCCTTATCTAGGTCCCGAAGTACACGCCTAGATATGATGAAGTTGTCCTCGTTCCTTGAGAATACCTTCGCGTTCTCGAGTTCCTTCAGCAGCCTGCGGACTGTCCTCGGATCGTCGCCCAAGATAGAAGCAATTTCTCTATCGGTGGGGTTTTGTCCGTCGAAGTGCAGACGGCCATCTCCACCTTCATGGATCAGGCATAGGAGGTCGATCCACAGCGAGCGCGCCTCACGCGATACCCGCCGCAGCGTGATTTCAGACCGCCAGTCAGATGTGAAGAATTTCAGCCACGGCTTTGACCTGGTCACCACGGCGCTCCTTTGCCAGTGGCGATACACCAGTCGTGAAAGTCCTGAAGCTCACGTTCCTGCTTACGCTCGTATTCGGTGAGATCATCGATGACTTCGCCTAAGACATCCCAGTCGACTGGCATGGCCCAGACATCAACAACGGATCCATACTCTCGCAGCAAAGCGCGTCCACGCGGGCTCACCGGCATCTTGAGAACGTTGGCCGCTTCCAGGTGCCGAGCACCCCCGCCGATGCGGGTCAGGTGGATCGGGAACATGAGCGTGCCGTTGTGCTGAGGGATGACCTTGATCACTGATCCGCCCTCCTCTTGCGGCCACCACCGGGCCACGCCTTATGAAGTGGGAAGATCGTGACATTGGGCCCGAGGCGACGCTCGGGCATCCTCTCGTCCTCCGGCAGGTAGACGTTCAAGAACCCGATCCAAGCAGCTGCTGCCTCACGGCAGTCTTTAAACGATAGGGTCTGGTCGGCTTTCCTGCGGGCGTCGGCGTATCGTTGCCACGCCGCCATCTGCGCTTCGAAAGAGGGGAAGGTCATGCCGGCACCTCCTCGCGCGAATGCGCGTGCGAGACTGTCGGCTTCATCGGTGATCCAGCGACGTGCGGGACTTGCGAGCCGTAGTCGAGGATGTTGCTCTGGCGCTTCGGCCGCGGGAACTGAATGACCTTCGTCATGGCATCGCCCTCCGGACCACTGTAAAAGCGCCGCGCCATGGCAATGGCGACAATGTCGGCTGGAGAATTGAGCTCACGCAGGATCATGCTGATACCCCGCGCTGGCGAGAAAAGTACGCGTCTCGTACCCTTACCCATGACGACGGCGGCACTAGACCGTTGCTCATCACTTCAATTTTGCAGACCAGCGCGAGTGGTGGTTCGCGCTCGCCAGTTTCGTATCGATGCCAGGTTCTCGAAGGATTTTTTCCGTCGATCCCTAGCAGTCGGGCGACAGCGGCCATCGAGTATCCGCTCGCCTTTCGCCAGTCCTTGGGATTAAGTGGTGTTTTCTTCATAGCAAACACATAAAGCCATATTGGCTATATGTTTTCAAGTCACGATTTAGCCAATCCGGTTATATATTCGGTAACGGAATTAAGCCAGAATAGCTTTATGTCGAAAAAAACCGAAAACCGTATCGCCGAAGTCCGCAAGCGCCGGGGGCTGACTCAACAGCAGCTCGGAGACCTTTTGGGGGTCCATTGGGTCACCGTGAGTAAACTGGAGAGAGGCGTTATGCAGCTCACCAGCGACTGGATTGAACGCCTGGCCGACACTTTGGATGTTGACGTCCTTGACCTCTGGGGAGGGAATGTCAGCAAGTACATGCATGTCTCGGGCGGCGTAAGCCACGGCTACATCCTCGAGCAATTTGAAGATGGCGAGACGTACAGCTTCTCTTCCCACCTCAATTCCATAGGTGATTTCACTTCTGCTTGGGCGATGGTGAACGATGACGCGCTGGCTCCGTTCTTTTTGGAAGGTGATATCCTTAACTTCACCGCTATCGACGATTCAGATTGGCCGAAACTTGTCGGTCGGTTGTGCTCGATGCTTATTGGGGACCGATCCATGTTGGCGACAATAACTTCGGTTGAAGGCAAGCGCGCTGACATACGACTTCTGAACGGTAGGACCTTGAAAGACCAAGAGATTTCCGAGGTGTCATCCCTGACTGGGTTCCAACCCGCTTGGGCCTTGAAGCGATATATAGCCGAATAGGCTTAATAATCTGTTGACATCGGCATAGCCTATATGGCTTTCTCTCTTCATCCTAACCGATGGAGAGACCAATGCCGAACATTCCTGTTCAGGCAGCCGCCGAAGGCTTGCCTGATAGACGCACCGCCGTCGCCGACGCCATGTTGACGCTCGAAGAGCAGGTCGCAGAGCTCGAAGCGATGTCGCGGATCATGGCGGGCCTGCTCGAAGAAGTGCTCTCCTCCAACAGGGAGAAGGAAGGCGAATATTTCCGCATTCTGGTTTCCAGGTACGACTTGGAGAATATCTCCTTTGCCTGGAACAACGTTACATCCAGAGCGGTGAAATTGGCCGGCAGCTACTACGACGCATGCCGTGGGGAGATCGGACAATGACAAGCCCTCTGTCTCAGGCCGCTCCCTTCAACCCGAGCGATCTCTTCTACGCCCTGCTCGATCTCTCCGAACTTATGCAGGCAACATACGACATCGTTCACGACATGGACTATGCCCGTCCTGATGGCACGCGAAATGAGGAACTTGACCGGGTAGCATCGCTGCAGCGGATCGCCTGCCGTGACGTCAAGCGCTTGCGCGACGCTAGTGAAGCCTTCGCGGGGCCGGCGAGATGGGTGCAGGTCGTTGCTGAGGAGGCGATGAACCATGACTGACCGCATCACGCTGTTCCGGGATACTCTCGGCGCGGCCGAGAGCTATCTCCATGCGATCAGGATGGCGCTTGGCTCCGCACGTGGCATGACTGGCAGGGACAAGGACAGTTGTGCTTTGAACCTGCTCGTCGATGCGGCCCAAAGAGAAATCAGCGAGGCGCATAATATCGTAGACGATATGGAAAGCGCTGGACCGGAGATTGAAAGGGCGATTGATCGCCACCGCAGGGCGCATGCGATGTGGGCCGCTACGGCAGCGCCGAACGGCGACCTGGTCGCCGAAGGCCCCGATTACGATAGGTTTACCGCTGCGGAATTGGACTTCATCGCAGCCCGGTGCGCTACACCAGAAGACGTGCAACGCAAGCTTGCGTACGTAGCAGAGTGCCGATTGGTGGCAGAAGCCATCAAGGCCGAGACTTCATATCAGTCCCTCTTTCTCAATTCCTTGAGCTTGCGTGCTGTGGATAAGCAGGCTGTGGATGATGTGGATATCGGGGAGAACTGAGCCATGTCAGCCCCTGCTCTCGTCCGCAAACAGGACATGCAACGCGCAGCGGAAGTGGCAAAAGCCACCGGCTGCAGGGTGGAAATCCGCATTGGAGAGACGGTCATCACCGTCATTCCTGATGAAAAGACCATCAAGGAAAGCGGCGTTGACTATTCGAGACCCAGCCTGTGAAGAATCAGGGATGCCCAGAAAGCTTCCCCTGCACGTCCATAAGCAGCTGACCCGCCATAAAAAGTGGGTCTTCTATTTCCGCATCGGCAAGGGGAAGCGGATCAGGTTGCCAAGCCCGGCCGATCCGCTTTTCAAGTCTGCCTACATGGCAGCGTTGACCGGCAGCCCGGTCGAGGCGCCGAAGGTTCACGAAGGCACGCTGGGCTGGCTCTGGGAGCGCTACACGACAGAAAGCGCAAAGTGGGCCGGATATAGCGCCGCCACCCAAAAGCAGCAGCGTTTGATCATGGTGAAGGTTCTGGAGAAGAACGCGCGTCACGCGCTGACGGCCTTCACCCAGGACGTCATCCAGGAGGGCGTCGACAAGCGCCACGAGACGCCGGCAGCGGCTGGCAACTTCCTGAAGACGATGAAAGGGATGTTCTCGTGGGCGAAGAAGATGCGCCTCGTGAAGGTGGATCCTACCGTCGGCGTCGAACCACCCGGATACAAGACTGACGGCTTCCCAGCATGGACCGTCGATGACGTGAAGGCATTCCGCGGCAAGCACGCGATCGGCACACCCGAGCGTCTGGCAATGGAGCTTATGCTGCTCGCCGGCCTGCGCCGATCTGACGTCGTCCTGGTCGGCCGCCAGCACATCAACGGCCGCATCCTTTCCATCGACACGATGAAGACCGGTGCCAGAGTGACGGTCGAACTATCCGACGACATGCTGAAGGTCATCGAGGCGACCCCTAGGCGGGGTTTGCACCTCGTTGAGAACGCGCACGGGAAGCCGTTTACGAAGGAAAGCTTCGGCAACTGGTTCCGGGTCAAATGCACTGAGGCCGACGTGACCAAATCAGCACACGGTCTCCGGAAGCTAAGCGCCACACTGGCGGCTGAAGGCGGCGCCGCCACCCATCAGCTACTGGCGCAGTATGGCTGGTCGAACATCGCGACAGCCGAAATCTATACCAAGGGCGTTGACCGCAAGCGTCTCGGCATCGAGGCGAGCCGCATCGTAGCGGACCAGATCGGGAACATAGAAATCCCTCACCCTAATTCAGGTGAGGGATTGAGCGCGAAAAACGCAAGAAAAACAACGTCAAAAAAATGATATGGTGGCCTCTCATCGCCCACCATTTTTCCATATGACAGGCAATGTTTGCGCAGGCGGCTCTCGCGAGTCGTCTCTTTTTGAAGCCGCAGCGATGCCGGACGCCGCGCTGTCTGCGTAGCGCACGCCCTCCGAC